AATCTTTGTTTCGAAAATTCCAGTTATCCTGGATATGCTACAGAGAAGCTTTATGAAGCTTATATGTATGGAACAGTTCCTATCTATTGGGGTAGCACGACGATTGAATGTGATTTCAATCCGAAGGCATTTCTTAACTGGCATGACTATCAAGATGATGATGCTTTCTTTGAAGCTATTGTTAAAGTCAATGAAAGTCCAGAACTATATGAGCAAATGTATATGGAACCGCTGTTCCATAGTTGGAAAGAACCATACAACAAGTATCTAGACATGGATCGTTTTCGTGGTTGGTTTAAGAAGAATGTTTATAAAGGCATAATAAATGGCTGATAATCTTATAATAACACCGGTCGGTATTCCATTAATCTTCGATGATCGATATGATAGAGAGAATCATTGGAGATATACTGACAAGGCAGAACGCAAGTATGAAACTCTTGCAGTGGTCTACAATGACTATGTACCGGAACCGAATACATATGATCATATTTTGCATATGAAAGGTCATAAGTGGCAGATCATACGAGAATTGCCTAAGATGTTTGATTTTTCGAAATATAAGTATATTGGCTGCATAGACGATGATCTTGTAACTACAATCGAAGACTTTAACACAGGATTTGAATTAGGAAGCACATATAGTCTTCCTTTTTGGCAACTTTCAGTAGTCGAGGGAACTTCCTATCAGTGCTGTGCATATGATAGTGAATGTGATTTCTCTGAAACAAATTTCATAGAGATGGGTACTCCTGTTTTTAGAAACGACATGTTTTTTAAAATTCTGGAGTTCTTCAATGAACTTGACATTGAAGTTGGTTGGGGAGTAGATAAAATGTTCTGTGAAGTTTTACAAACTCCAGGATATGTTATTCATTCTGCGAACATGTATCATCCACCAAATAATGTAAAACCCTCATACTATGATCAAAAAGAAGCTATGAGAGAAATGAACCATATGATTAGTGAAGTATACCCTAAAATTATGCGTGATAAATACAAGCGAGATGATTGGCAATTTGTAGATTCTCAGGTGACATTTAGAAAATTTAAGATAGCGAGGTAGTTATGAGCAAGAGAATTTTAGTTACTGGTGGTGCCGGTTTTATCGCACATCATGTTATTGATTTATTTTTACAGAAGACGGACTGGGAAATTGTTTCTCTTGATCGTCTTGATTATTCTGGCAATCTTAATCGTTTAGATGATGTTGTTAGAAGTTATCCGCCAGAAGTGAGAAAGCGGGTAAAGATTGTTTGGCACGATTTGAAATCTGAGATTAGCGATATTACCAAGAACTTCATCGGTAAGATCGACATAGTTATGCATCTTGCAGCTTCAAGTCATGTTGATAGGTCTATTTCAAATCCGATGGAGTTCTGTATGGACAACACTGTTGGTACAGTCAATCTATTGAACTATGCCAGAAGCATTCCTGATCTAGAACGTTTTATCTATTTTAGCACCGACGAAGTTTTTGGACCCGCAATGAACGGTGTCCTTTACAAAGAACGTGATCGCTACAATTCAACAAATCCATACTCGGCATCAAAGGCAGCAGGCGAAGAATTTTGCGTAGCGTTTGAGAATACATATGGTCTTCCCGTATACATTACTCATACGATGAATGTTTTTGGTGAACGTCAGCATCCAGAAAAGTATATTCCTATGTGTATTAGAAAGATTCGTGACGAAGAGACCGTAACCATTCATTCTGATCCAACTAAGACTATTGCTGGTTCTCGTTTTTATGTTCATGCAAAAGACGTTGCTGAATCAATGTACTTTCTGCTTCATATGAATGATGAACAGAAAGCTAAGGTTGCTGAGAGAGACTATGGTGGAGCTAAGTGTCCAAAGTTCAATGTCGTAGGCAGAGAAGAGATTGATAATCTTTCTCTTGCTAAGGCTATCGCTGAAGCTGAAGGTAAAGAGTTGAAGTATGAAATGATTGACTTTCATACTTCGCGTCCAGGTCATGATTTGCGTTATGGTCTTGATGGATCATTCATGCGCGAACTTGGATGGGAACCAAGACTTACTCTCAAGGAAAGAATTAAAGAAGTTGTAGACTGGTCACTCATTAACAAAGAGTGGATAGAATTGCCATGACATTAGAGATACGTTTCATTGAAGTCTTAAATGTATCGGAAGCTCAAACTCTTAGAGACATTCGCAATGAATGTAAAGACTATATGACCAGAAATACAGAATACATAACAGAAGACCAACAAGTAGATTGGTTCAACAGTGTAGACAGAGATAGTATGAAAATATACCTGATATATATGTACAATGAAGAAGTTATGGTTGATGTAGTAGGATTTGGTTATTGTAAGAGAGATGAAAATGAAACGTATCTCACTGGCGGTATAAAAGAAAATCACAGAGGCAAAGGATATGGAAAACTGCTTTTTTCATATCTTTTAGAACAAGCTAAAAGTTTCAGTACACCAATTACACTAGAAGTATTAAACACGAATACTAGGGCCAAAAACCTATACGAGAGCTTAGGTTTTGTAGAGATAAAGAAAGATGATAGAATAATGAAAATGGAGTATAGATAATGATTCCGCTATTTAAAGTAAAAATGTCAAAGAAAGTGCCTGCCCTAGTAAAGGAGGTATTGAATAGTGGATTTGTGGCTCAAGGGCCGAAAGTAGAAATCTTCGAAGACTTGTTGCAAGCTGAATTTAAAACCGATACGCGACCGGTCACTGTGAATTCCGGCACATCAGCTATTGATCTTGCTCTTGAACTGTGCGGCGTTGGACCCGATGATGAAGTTATTTCAACTCCTCAAACTTGTTTTGCTTCACAGATAGGCGCTATTCATCGTCATGCGAAAATTCGTTGGGCTGATATTGATCCAATTACAGGACTAATTGATCCTGTTAGTGTCAAAAAATTAATCACACCAAAAACAAAAGCCATTATTGCTGTTGATTGGGCAGGTAAGATTTGTAATTTTAAAAAGTTGAAGTCTTTCGGTATTCCTGTCATTGAAGATGCTGCACACACATGGACTCCTTTTATCAAGAAAAATATAGAGAGGGGCGATTATGTATGCTATTCTTTTCAAGCTATCAAGTTTTTGACTACTGGCGACGGTGGTATGTTGATCTGTCCAAATGCCGAAAAAGAACATGAAGCTCGACTACTTAGATGGTTTGGTCTTGATCGTTCTAAGAAAGAATCGTTTAGATGTACGCAGAACATTATCAAAGCTGGATTTAAATATCATATGAATGATATCGCGGCAGTTATTGGTATTGGTAATATCTCAGAAGCTAGAAAGTCCGTTCTTCGTACTCGAAAGAACACGAAGTATTTGATTAAGAATATCAATAACGACAAACTGATTATGCCGAAGTTTGATTCGACCACTTCATTTTGGATGTTGAGTATTCATGTTAAAGATGGTAAGAAAGCTGAATTTGAAAAGTATCTAGCAAATAATGGTATAGCATCTAGCCCAGTCCACTTCAGAAACGATCTTTATGACTGTACCGCTGAATTTTGCGAAGGCACTTTACAAGGTGTGACAAGTTTTGATCAAACACAAATTTGTATTCCAAATGGTTGGTGGCTAACACAGACTGAGTTAGATCATATCGTGACAACTTTAAATGGATTCTAATGAAAAATATATTCATTGTACCTTCTTGTATTAAGTCTTTGATTGGTAATGTCGCTTTTGATGATAGATATAATCTTACATTCAATACCTTTGAAACAATAAGAAACAAGGTAGAAAATGCTACAATCATTTTTTGTGATAGCTCTATCGGAGGACTTTCGGACGAACATAAGACAAAACTTTCTTCACAGGTAGATTATTACATCGATTTCAGTAATGATGCTATCGCTCAAGAATATAATCAAATGCGATTAAAGAGTTTCGGTGAAGTATACCTTTTAAAAAAAGGTATTGAATTTGTAAAACAAAATTTGGATTTAACTGAGACTGGAAGAATTTTTAAACTTGGTGGTCGTTATACACTGTTAGATGAATTTACAATCGATGACTATAAAGATGGTTATGGAAAATATATTTTTAAGGAGAGGACAGAAAGTTGGATGGACAAATCCGTTCAACAAAAATATAATTCTACTCATCTTCTACAAACAGTATCATACTCTTGGTGCTTTTCTTTAGTAGACGAGTATCTAGAAATATTGGATAAAGTTATGGTTTGCATGAGATTAGGTTTTGATACAGAACATGCTCATTTTTTGAATGTGCCAAAAGATAAGCTGATAGAGTTTAGTAAAATAAATGTTGGCGGTCTTGTTACAGGATATGTATCGCCGTATCATATTGCCTTATGAACATTAAAAAATGGAGTATTTGAGATGACAAGCAATGAACAAATAATATACTATTCAACAGATAATAATGATCCTGTTGCCGCTGCTATTGCTGCCACTACAGCATCAGATTATGTGTCAGGATACGGTATAATAGAACTGATTTCACATATTGCAAATCCTATAGGTTTAGAAATTGGCACTGATAGAGGAATAACAGCGAAGTATCTCCTATCTAATAGAACTGATCTCTTTCTTCATTGCATAGATCCGTATATTAACTACACAGATTGGAATGGAAATAATTTAAATGAAAGAAGTATGGTTCAGGATATTATGTTGAACAACTTGGATCAATTTCAAAATCGATATACTTTGCATAAGAAAACATCGGACAATGCAGTTGATGATTTTGAAGATGATAGTTTTGATTTTATTTTCATTGATGGTCTGCATGAGTACAATCAAGTTTTAAGAGACTGTAATAACTACTACAGTAAAGTAAAGACAGGCGGTCTTTTTTGCGGTCATGATTATATCACTATTGCTGGTGTTAATAGAGCTGTTACTGAATTCTCAAACGGTGTTCAAAAACAAATTAGTAGAACACATAATGATGTTTGGTATTTTTATAAGTGACAAATTCCATTTGTAGAAAGGTATGCGAATATGAAGTTGATAGACAAACATGTAAAGGATGTGGTAGGACTGCTGAGGAAATCACCGAGTGGTTCTATGCCACCAAGGAACGGAAAGTTGAAATCGCAAAAGCCGCAAGGAAACGTTCCAAAGCCGCCAAGGAAACCAACGAGCAGAGGTAGATGATTTCGCTTGACTTAATCTAGTTTCCGTAGTATAGTATTCAAACTGACAGACACACAGAGGAAATCAGATGGCTAGAGTTATTACCGAAGTTGAAGTTGAAGTCGATCTTGACGAGTTTGATGATCAGGAATTGATTGAGGAAGTTGAAGCACGAGGCTTCTATGTTAGCGATGCTGATCATAACGATATCGTAGCGATTGAGTATCACTGGAATCGTGGTGATAAGAAGGAAGCTCTTGTTCTTCTTGAAAGAAAATTTCGTGAGTTGCGTGGCATTTCACAGTTAGCAGACTAAATACAAATATCGCGGGGTTGGTATATGGGTTGTGCCCTAGCCTTCCAAGCTAGAGAAACGAGTTCGAATCTCGTACTCCGCTCCATTCATTATGAGGTGACATTATGTCCATTTGGTATATCATTCTTTTTACAGTTCTGGCTGACGGTAAGGCTACCGTTGATACCAGATATCCTAATACTCCCGAATACAATAACGAGAAGACTTGTAATGATGTTGGCAACTTTCTTATGGATGAAGAACAGACCAAGATTGGCACCAATGCCGGTATTGTCTACTATATCTGTAAGGAAATTACTGGTGAAGAAATCAAGAAGGCAACTGGCAAGACTGGAAGCGGCACCTAATGGATAACTTTACTTTAGATGAGTTCATTGAGAATGAAGATGGTAGTGCGACTATTTCCGTAACTATGGATTACGATACTCTCTTAGTGTTTGCGCGAAAGGGTATTTTAGCCACTCTTATTGAATCTGCTAATAAGATTATTGAAGAACAGGAAACTAAAGAGTGAAGGTTTATATCGGCCCATATTGTAACTGGATTGGCCCATACCAGATCGCAGAAAAGATCCTATTCTGGATGGACAAAGAGAAAGACGAGCGTGTTCATAATTTTGGCTCTTGGCTCGCTGATACATGGGTTGGCAATTTTTGTGATTGGATACACAGTAAGAAGGAACGCAATGTCAAGGTTCGTATTGATAAGTATGATACTTGGAATATGGATCATACTCTCGCTCTTATCGTTCTTCCTATGTTAAAGCAACTCAAAGCTACCAAGCACGGTTCTCCTTATACTGACGATGAAGATGTGCCTGAGCATCTTCGGTCTAACGCAGATCGTATTAAGATGGGTGATCCTGATATTCGTGAGACTGAAATCTGGGATCCTGATGACACTATTCATGTTCGTTGGAATTGGGTTATGGATGAAATGATCTATGCTTTTGAAATGGAACTTGATGAAGATTGGGATTTGCGAATCTATGAAAAGCATGGCAAAGATTGGCCACCCGAAGCATTAGCAGAACGCAAAGTAATCAATGATCGTATCGCAAACGGCTTTCGTCTCTTTGGCAAATATTATCAAGGACTATGGGACTGATGAAGTGTAATACCTGTGAACAAGAGTTCTATTCTTCAACGAAGAAAAACGATCATAGTCATGGGTGTGCGGCAACTCTCTATCTAATGAATGGAGATTTTTATATCATTGCTCAATATGGTTCTTTCTATGATATGCAAAAGTTTGCCTTGAAGAAAGATAAATATAAGACAGGTAATGTTTGTGATGATTGTATTGGTAAACTTATAGAGAATGGTCGCGCGTGGATGATAGAAGACGGAGTATGGTAACCCTTTAGAAGGAATAGAACTATGACCTATCAAACTATTTCCGAAGAAATTATTAAACAAGCAGCAGAACTATCCGGCCCCGACAGCAACTTCCATATAGCAATAAAATACGCAGAAGACTATAGACAAGCAGGACTGAACCCTGTATACTATACTGATGACAGCGAACGGATGATATTCGTTACCACCGAAGAAAAAATGAACGGCACAATATTTAATTAATTTGGAGAAGTATATAATGAATATTCTTGAAACTCAGTTCGTACAACGCGCCTATGACGGCAAGTGGGAAAAGCTTGTCAAGGTTATGGACTATGATAACAAGTGTGTCTATAAGACCGAGAGTGGTAATCGGATGACATATGTCCCTGAAAAGTGGATGACAGTTGGAGTGTTTGATTACATGATGGAGTTGGAATAATGGCCGCTAATGTAAAGATTCTAAGACTTGTTACAGGTGAAGAGTTACTTGGTGAAGTTACGGAATCATCACCTATTCCAACAAGCGTGATAATCAAGAATCCTGTTCGTATCGTTGTGATGCCTAACAAGGTTGATCCTAAGACTCCAAATGTAGGCTTTGCTCCATGGGCAGAGTTTAGTGATGACAAGACATTTACTATTGACAAATCTCATATTATTGCTATAATCAATCCTATCAAAGAGTTCGTCAATCAGTATAATGCCATGTTTGGTGGACTTGTTGTACCTTCCAGTAATCTTATCCTTCCAGGAGCTTAAATGAAATCTTTCTATACTAATGTTCAGGTCTACGGTTCTCGTATCCTGTATCGCGGTGTAGAAGACGGAAGAAAAGTCAAGCGAAAGATTGATTATTTCCCAACCCTGTATGTTCCAGCAAAAGAGCATACAGGGTTTTCTTCCGTTTCTGGTGAAGCTATGGCTGAAATGAAGCCAGGCAACATCCGCGAGACAAGGGACTTTGTTGAAACATACAAAGATGTACAGAACTTCAAAATCTATGGCAATCAAAAATATGAATATGCTTTTATCGCAGACCATTTCAGCGATGATGTGGACTGGGATCTAAGTCATATCAATGTTACCAATATCGATATCGAGGTTGGATCCGAGAATGGATTCCCTGAGCCAGGACAGGCCAGTGAGCCTATCACTGCTATCACATTCAAGAACAATCAAGGCAAGTTTATTGTGCTGGGTTGTGGCAAGTTTGATAACAAGCGTGATGATGTTTGGTATGTCCAGTGTCGTGATGAAATCGATCTAATCAAGCGGTTCATTGATGAGTGGGCCGATAACTATCCAGATATCATTACTGGTTGGAATGTCGAGCGTTTCGATATTCCATATCTTGTTAATCGCATTCGTAATGTCCTTGGCGAAGAAGCAACGAAGCGTCTGTCTCCTTGGATGATTGTGAATGAACGCAAGATCCGTGGATATAATGGCGCAGAAGAACAAGCCTATGATCTAATGGGTATTGCTATTCTAGACTATCTCGCAATGTATAAGAAGTTTGCTCCTGGTGGTCAGTCTCAGGAATCATACAAGCTTGATGCTATCGCTAATGTAGAAGTTGGTGAGCGTAAGCTTTCGTATGAAGAATATGGTAATCTTCATACTCTCTACAAGGACAACTATCAGTTATTCATTGAGTATAACATCAAAGACGTTGAACTGGTAGAGAAGATTGATGATAAGATCAAGCTGATTGAACTTGTTCTAACTCTCGCATATGATTCCAAGACAAACTACATGGACGCATTCTCTCAGGTGCGTATGTGGGATGCTATCGTTTATAATCATCTCCGTAAGAAGAACATCGTTGTTGATCCTATCATCAAGCACCATAAGGATGAAGCATATGTTGGTGCATTCGTTAAGGATCCAATCCTTGGCATTCACAAGTGGGTTGCTTCATTCGACTTGAACAGTCTGTATCCGCATTTGATCATGCAGTACAATATCAGCCCAGATACTATCATTGAACGGGAAAACTATAATGATGAGCATAAGCTTATTTTAAAAGGCGGTAGAATGGGTTCTGCACATTATGTGAGTGTAGAAAACTTATTGCATAGGAAGGTTGATACAACTTCCTTGCAAGTATTAAATTGTACCATGACACCTAATAGCCAGTTCTTCACAAAAGAACGCCATGGGTTCTTACCTGAAATTATGGAGACAATGTATAATGACCGCTCTGCGTACAAGAAGAAGGCTATTACGGCTAAGAAAGAACTTGAGAAAGAGACCGACACATCAAAACGCTATGAGATTGAAAAACGCATTGCACGATATAACAATCTCCAACTTGCGAAGAAGGTTTCGCTCAATTCGGCTTACGGCGCTCTTGGCAACCAATATTTCAGGTATTTTGACGTTCGACAGGCCTCGGGTATTACCACGGCCGGTCAACTTTCTATTCGATGGATAGAGAACAAGATAAACGAGTATCTGAACAAGTTACTCAAGACAAAGGATCACGATTATGTCATTGCGTCAGATACGGATTCGATTTACCTATCGCTTGATAAATTGGTCAGCGAGACTATTGTTAAGCAGAAGCCGAATGCTACTACAAGAGAAATCATCACCTTCATGGACAAGGCGTGTGAAGATCGGATTCAACCGTTTATTGACAAGGCTTATTCTGAGCTTGCTGAGTATGTAAACGCATACGAACAGAAGATGCAGATGAAGCGTGAAGCTTTGGCAGACAAAGGTATCTGGACAGCCAAGAAGCGTTACATTCTGAATGTGTATAACAACGAAGGTGTTGAGTATACGCATCCTAAGGTAAAGATCATGGGTCTTGAAATGATCAAGTCTTCTACTCCATCTTATTGCCGCAAGATCCTTTGGGAAGCAATCGATGTTGTTCTCAACAAGACTGAGGATGATATGATCAGCATGGTTGAAACATGGCGTCAAGAGTTCCGTCATCAAAATGTTGCTGACATTTCATTCCCTCGCGGCGTGAATGGTCTCGCAAAGTTTTCAGATGTGAACATGGTGTATGGCAAAGGTTGTCCAATTCATGTGAGAGGTTCATTACTGTATAATGCTTTTGTCGTTATTAATAATCTCGACAAGAAGTTGCCTCTTATAAAAGAAGGCGAGAAGATCAAGTTCCTATTCCTGAAAGAACCGAATCATCTTCATTCGAATGTGATTGCTTTTCCACAATCGCTGCCAGATGAATTTGAATTGAGATCGCATATCGACTATGATACACAATTCGAGAAGTCTTTTGTGGAACCATTGAAGATCATTCTTGATAGTATTGGTTGGAAAACAGAACAGGTCAGTTCATTAGAGGACTTCTTCTCATAAATAAGAGATGAAACAACATTTCTTAAACTATCTGGTCTTCCTCACAGGACTAATCATTTCAGGCGTTGCAGCCTATTACTCAATCATAGGTCTTACTGCTATCTTTGCAGGAGCATTTTGGCCCGTGGTCATTATGGGCACTTCACTTGAATTTGGCAAACTCGTCGCAGTATCATGGCTATACAATAACTGGAAACAAACGCCGTTTCTAATCAAGTCATATCTCACAATAGCAATAGTGGTTCTCATGC